TTGTTTTAGATCACCCTCTTTACAATGTCCTACATACCGAAGCGAACAGCGAAATAAACTCATTACAGTACAGACAAGCGGCAAACGGACACATTGAGTTGTGGGGCAATCATTACGGTAGGGTAAAACGTAACAATTTAAATCAAGTCATAGCATTATTCCCGGTTATTAATCCTGGGGCCGTAGACGTAAAGCGAAACGAAAGAGGAAAATTAATATACAAGTGGAGAGACCCCGGCGGTAAGGAATATGCTGAGAAAAAAGAGAATATGTTTCACGTTCCCGGTTTTGGATTTAACGGAGTTGTCGGGCTGTCAATAATAAATATAATTCGTGAAGCAGTCGGGCTGGGAATTGCAAACGACGAATTTGCGTCAAGGTATTTTGGGCAGGGCATGAATATCGGGGCCGTAATGAATATCCCGCAGGAGCTTGGCGAAGGCAGAGAAGCATATTTAGCGTCAATAAAAAAAGAATACGCTGGAATGAAAAACAGCCACGGAATATTAATCACACAAAATGACGAAACATTCACACCATTAAGCATGCCCTTAAGAGATGCTCAATTCTTGGAAGGTAGAGAGTTCCAGAAACAAGAAATAGCCGGCTTTTACGGCGTACCTGGCCACAAGGTCGGAATTTATCAAGCAAACACAAATCGAAATAACACAGAGCAAGAAAATCAAGGCTATCTTGACAGTTGCTTAATCCATAGAATAACCCGTTACGAGACCTGTATAAATCAACAACTACTATCAAAAGAAGATCGTAGATCAGGACTTTTTGCTGAATTTAATGTCGCCGGGTTGTTACGGGCAGACTCACAGGCACGAGCCGAGTATTATAATAAAATATTTCAGGTCGGCGGCATTTCACCTAACGAAATTAGAGCAAAAGAGAATTGGAACCCAGACCCGAATCCGGCGGCAGATCAAAAGTATGTCATGCTTAACATGGTTCCTCTGGACATGGCCGGCAAAGCACAGGAATTAAAAAAACCGGAAGAAAAAGCAATTAGATCATTAAAAGAAAACCGATCAATTCAGACAAGAGATAGAATCACAAGGCAGTTTTATCCATTATTTTTTCAGGCAGCAGAACGGATTGTAAACCTTGAAGGGAATGCGGTTAAAAATAAAGTTGCGAAATTTAGAAAATTAAGGGCTGTCTCTGACATGGAATCGTGGCTTGATGATTTTTACAATGGTATGCCAGATAAGATAAAGAGAGAACTTGGCCCTGTCATTAAATCATTCTCAGATGCGATAATCGAAGAAAGTATGTCAGAAATGGGGCTGGAAGATGTTGACCTTGATAAATTTGTAAATGATTACATAGATACATACGCATTAAGACACACATCCTCGTCATTAGGTCAGTTACGGGCTTTACTTAAAGATGGAATTGATGAACTTGAAGTAAGAGTTGACGAGTGGAGGGAAAAAAGACCTGAAAAAATTGCTACGAATGAGACAACCAGATCAAGCAATGCTTTTTATCAGGCAGTAGCTTTCAGCGCAGGGCTTTCTACTGTATGGAGAATAAGGGGTGCAAAAACCTGTCCATTTTGTAAAAGTCTTTCAGGTAAAAGAGTAAGTTCCGGGCAGGTATTTGTGAATGATGGTGAAGAGCTAAACCCAGAAGGGGCAGAGGCACCTATGAAGATAAGAGGTATGAAAACTCACCCTCCTCTCCACCGCGGGTGTGATTGCTATCTATCAACTATATAAGAGGTAAGAAAATGGAAAATAGAAAAATAGATGAACGAGAATTTAAGTTTGAAATAAGAGCAGATGAAGACAAAACACCTATGCTGGTAGGATATGCCGCAAGGTTCAATTCGTGGTCGGAGGATTTGGGCGGATTTGTCGAAAGAATAAAGCCTGGTGCATTTAAAACGGCAATTATGACCTCAGACGTGAGAGCTTTGTATAATCACGACTCAAACCAGCTACCATTAGGTCGGACACCTAAAACCCTACGCATTGCAGAAGACTCAAAAGGGTTAAAGGTAGAGATAGACCTACCAGACACACAATACGCCCGTGATTTGCAAACAAGCATTGACAGAGGGGATATATCTCAGATGTCATTCGGATTTACAGTGGCAGAAAACGGGGATGAGTGGAAAGAGAAAGACGGCACAGCGAAACGCACAATAACAGAAGTTAAAGAACTTTTTGACGTTTCGCCGGTTGTTTATCCTGCATATACATCAACAAAAGTGGCAGTAAGAACACTTGAGAAAGCGAAAGAATGTATAACTCCAGTCGTGACCGACGAGGGGAATGGCGTGACCGCCGAGGATGAAGCAAGGAACTTAGCAATTGATATTTTAACATTAGAGCATTCGGAGGACTTAAAATGAATAAGTTAGAAAAACTTAGGAAATTATTTAAAGACAAGATCGAGAGACTAAAGGCTATCAGGGCACTTGAAGGAGAGGCTTTGACAGCGGACATTAAAACGGAACGTGACGGACTGTTATCGGAGACCGAACAGCTTACAAAAGACATTGATGCTGAAAAACGCATGGTAGCAATGGATGATCTGTTAAACGACAACACCGATGACAACGCAGGAACACTTGATGCTGAAATTGAAGATCATCCAGTTTACAGGGGAACTTCGGCGACGGCATTTGGTCAGCAAATGGTGGATGTTGCTACAGTAGAAGCCAGAATGGGCGGAGACGAAGTTATTGCGGCTGCCAGTAAAAGACTTGAGTTAAGCGCAAAACGGTCTTTGGCTTTGATCGAAAAACGGCAGGGTAAAATCTCTAAAGCCTTTGAAGATCGCTCAATGCGGCCTTTATTTGAAGACAGAGCAGCAGGAAGTGGACAGAATCAGGCGATAGGTTCAGAAGGTGGATTTTTGTTACAGTCAGAATCTTCGATTGACCTTATGACAAACGGGTTCAACAACTCAGAAGTGCTGAAACGCTGCCAGAAACGAACCATAACCGGTTCAGAATCACTTGAGATAGTCGGTATTGACGAAACAAATCGTGCAGACGGTTCAAGGGGTGGCGGTGTAAGAGTTTATACGGATGCAGAGCTTTCAGAGATCACATCCAGTTCAACCAAGTTTGAGAAAATCAAATTAGCACCTGAACGAATGACCGGGCTTTATTATGCAAGTGACAAAATTCTTATGAACGCAACCTTTCTTGGTCAGGAAATGAGACAGTTATTTACCGAAGAATTTGCTTTTAAAACTCAGGATTTGGTCATGGAAGGCACCGGAGCAGGTCAGGCACTTGGCCTTAAAAACGCAGATTGTAAAATCAGTATCGCAAAAGAAGCCGGACAGGATGCAGACACAATCGTTACTGAAAATATCCTGAAGATGTTTGAACGATTTAATATCAGATCAGGCGACGGCGCAGTAATTTGGCTTGCTAATAGGAACGTATTTCAACAGTTGATGCAGTTGTCTTATTCAGTAGGTACAGGCGGAAGCATGGCAAAACTTTATGTTCCTGCGCGACGACCTGGAGACACCGGATCGATTCTTGGATATCCTGTTGTATTTATCGAACAGGCAGAAACTCTTGGAGACGCTGGCGACCTTTGGCTTGTTGATTTGTCTCAGTATCTTTGTGTTGATTATGGAAATATTAATGAAGCCAGTTCAATACATTTTAAGTTCGATTATGGGCAGACTACATTCAGGTTTGTTTATAGTTTTGACGGACAGCCGAGACTTTCTTCAGCCATTACGCCTTTCAAGGGTACCGGTTCAACAGTGAGTCCTTTTGTGAGAATCGCAGCAAGATAATTTTATAAAATAACGGAGGATATAAAAATGAGTAATTTAACATTACCAGAATCGTTTAAAATCATTCAGGGACATGAACCGGCAATAGCAAGTGCATTGCTGAACACATCTGATATTATTTCCTGTAAAAATTTTAAAAAGGTGTGGGCTGTTCTTAGCTATACCTACGTTGACGCTGTAGATGTTGTTGTGACTTGGAATGAAAGCACAGACGTTGCAGGAACAGGGACAGTAGCAATCACAGAAGTTTGCCCGATTTGGTCAAACATTGATACCGCCTCAGCCGATCTTTTAGCAAGGGCAACTGATGCAATTACATTTACCATATTATCAGCCACAGGTAAGAATCAATTATGGATCGTGGAATTTGACCCTGCAAAATTCAGTGCCGGGTTTGATTGTTTCCAGATCAGAATGTCAGGCTCAGCCGCAGGCATAGTCAATGTTGAATATTGGGGCGAACCCAGATATCAATCTGATGTTGTTGGAACAGCGATAACTGATTAGGGGGGATTATGGAAGTAAGATTAACAGACTCCGGTAAAAAGCTATTTGATAAAACAGAGAACGTAATAAATGTTTCTACCAAAAGAGCTTTTGTGTTGATGGAGAACGGATATGCTTTGAAAGATAAAGTGTTTTTTAGACTTCATGCCGGAAATAATCCAAAAGAGGTAAAGGAAATTAAAGAGATAAAAGAAGTTAAACCAAAACAGGAAACCGCCGTTTCTTATAAATCAATAAAACGGGAAAAGGCGGTTATTCCCAAAAAATTCAAAAAGAGATAGGAGACCTGACAAATGGGTAACTATGCACCAAGTACACGAGCAAGAATAGCAGATTTAATTTTAGGCATGAGGGTTGATACAAGCGTTGTTGACGTATCAGATTTAGTACACCTTCATCAAGCGCAGGTAGAGGATTTTAATGTTTACGGGACGATTTGGTTAATGAATTTATTCATGGAAGTTGAAACAGTATTGGAAGCAGAAGCAGCATTATTTCAATATACATATTCCTGTCCGTTACACACAGGTGGGGCAATAACATCAACCAAGCTGGGGCTTGTGAGTACATCTATCTCAGGCTTAACAGAAGGTCAAAGGGTAACATGGGGAGGCGGTGCCGTATCAGGGTCGAATCATAATGTTACTGGTAGCGCTGGCGTTGCAGATAAGCCTGTGGGGCTTGGTCAGCCAATATTTATTGGATATAAAGACGCGGTTTCAACCATTGGACATTTAACCACAGTTGCAGATATTGCAACCGGAGTTGTTTTTCATTCATTGTTTTATGTTCCCGTGTCAGCCGGTGCTTATGTAGAAGCCGCATATTAAGGAGGTATCATGGCTGTTATCCGTGAAACAATTATAAAAAAATGGAACTGTGTATCATCAGATACAAGACCGACAGAAGACGTTACAGAAGGTTCAAAAGTCCATTACATTGATACAGGAGAAAAATATATCTATCATGATGGCACTTGGGAACCGGATAGAAGTCTTATTTACGCTTTTAACGCAATTTAGGAGGATATTATGTACGGTAAAAACTCAGATGGGGTAGGAAACCCTCCATTAATAGACGCTGATCGAAGGCTTGTGTCTAAGCCAAGCGGCGGAAAATATGAAGATGATGCGGTAAATGGTCGTATCTATCATTTAACATTGGGTGCGTGGACATCAACCATTGCCGCAGGAAATATCAATGCTTTTGCAGCAGCCGCAAGCACACAGTTTGCAGTTTGGAACCCGGTAGGTTCTGGGGTAAATGTAGTATTGTTAAAATTTGCTACATTCCCGATTTCCGGAACGACTCCTGTTGCAGGATGTTTTCACAGTAAATTTCAATTAACGCCTGTTCTTGCATCAACAGCGGTTTCGCCTGTAACAAGTGGATTAATAGGAACGACAGCGGCTCCAAAGGCCGGATATATTACATCGGCTGCTGGTTCAGCACTTACAGGAAGCGGGGCAGCTACATTAATCAGGGCTGCGGATTTTTATATTACAGCAGGCACAGCGGCAAATTTAGTAGGGGCAAGATGTGTTGAATATGTTGACGGTGATATTACTCTTGGCCCAGGTTGGGGATGGGCTCCGACATGGAAGGCAGCAGGCACGGCTTATCTTGGCGGATATTCTGTATCATGGAAAGAAGTTGACGTTTAAATTACGGGCCGTCTAAATGGCGGCCTTTAATTAAGGGAAATTATGAAATTCGATTCTAAAATAACTCCAAGATTTTTCAAAGCTATTGTTGGTGAGACTTCAAAAGATAACTACGAACCGATAATGGCTGATGCTTCGACTTGTGGACTTTTAATAGCAAGTCATAACGAGGAAGCTGTGCATCAAGGGCGTTTTTTCAGGTCAGGGCTTAATTACACGCTGGCTAATGGTAATGTTGCAGCCTTTGGAATGTCAATCCCTGCCAGCGGTAAAGAGATACATATGGCGTGGGAGCTTACAGCAACAGCAGATGGAACATTTATCCTTGTTGAAGATGTAACGAGTTTTGCAGGTGGAGCCACAGTTACACCATTGAATCATAACCGGGTAAAGGCCAGCTTAAACCCTTCTGTCACAACCTGCATAAAAGGTATGACAGGAGTGAGCCCGATAACCCCAACAGGCGGGACTACAATATTAACAGCGGTTTTATCAACTGGTAAGGGTTCTGCTATAAATCGTGACACACAGGCTGAATTTATTTTAAAGCCTAATTCAAATTATTTTTGGCAGTACACAAACGGAGTAAACCCAAACATAATCCAACTTGTTTTAACATGGCATGATCATGAGCCGTGTACATAGGAAATTATGAAGAAAATACTAACGACACCGCCTGTTTATTATCCACTTGTTTTAGATCAAGTCAAGTCACATCTAAACATAGACTATGATGACGATGATGCGTATTTACAGTCTATAATTGCAGTAGCAACGGGTAAGGCAGAGCAAATCACAAGGCGCAGGCTGATAACTCAGACATGGACAGTTTACCTTGATGCTTGGCCTGCAGGAGATAGTATTTCTTTACCCTTCGGAAATTTAGCAAGTGTGACCCACGTTAAATACACAGACACAGCCGGAACACAAACGACTTGGAGTGATGACTATTATAATGTTGATACATACGGAGACCTTGGCAGGATAGTTTTAGAGTACGGTTATAATTGGCCTACAACTACCTTAAACCCCAATAATCCGATAGAAATACAGTTTGTTTGTGGTTATGGGGCAAACGCAGTACAAGCGATCACAGGGGCTTCTAACGCCTCCCCCATAGTTCTTACGATAGGAACGCACGGACATGCAACAGGTGACGAAGTTTATATTTACGATGTAGGCGGGAA